GGCTCCAGCTTCGTCACGTCGTAGGCCGCAAAGTCGAGCAGGTTCTCAAAGCGGTAGAACTTGTCTTCCGCAGCGAGGGCCGGCGCCCGGCTCGCAAGGTACTTCTGGGGCCGCTCGTCGTGGTTCCCTTCCAGGACCCCAATGGGGCCGTCGTAGACGGCTCGCAGGGGCTCAAAGAAGTTCTCCTTGGTGTAATCCGAGTCCCGGATCACATTGCCCTCGAACTCCGCCCTGGTCCCCGCGGACCAGCGGGACGGAGCCGGGTAATCCACCAGGTCACCAATCTGGATGACCTCGTCCGGCTGGTACTCGCCCACGAACTTGATGACGTTCTTCAGGGCCCGCTTGTCCTCGTAGGGCGCCTGAACGTCGGATATGACTACGACGCGCTTCAGTGGTTCTTCCCCTCAACGATCTTGATTGCGTTGTCCAGCTCATCGCGAACCTGCTTGGCCTCGGCCACCGAAATGTTGGTGGGGATGACCTCCCGCGCGTTGGACATGTCGAACCCGATGAAGCCCACGTAAGGGAGGATGCGAATACCCTGCTCCGCAGATTCCCCGAACTCTCCGAAAGCGATCTTCACTGTGCAGCCTCCATGCGCTGTATCTCGCGGGTGATGTACCAGACGGCCTTACGCAGGTCTGTAAGCGGCTGGTCGTGCTTGTGGTTGGCGCGAAGCACGTACTTCACGGCATTCCCGAGGTTGAAGTTCAGGTTCTCGGTGACGTCGATGACTTCCAGGCCGTTGGGAAGCCAGGTGTAGTGCGACGGGTGATTCACGTCGTCGTCCTCCTGGCCCCCGTCCTCGACGGTGGAAATCTCGACCTCGCTGAACGAGAGACTGTTACCACCAGGGAAAGTCACCTCGAACGGGAACGTCTCGTTCGGCAGGATGCCGGTAATGGCGCCGCGCTTGCCCAGAAATTGCATGGTGTAGAGGGTGGACGGATTCGCGATGACTACAACGTCACCTTCCTTGAAGCTCACAGCTCCTCCAGCTCCTCATCCTTGAAGTAGCAGCCGCTAGCCGCCTGGCCTCCGAAGTGGGAGCCGTCGACCAGGACGGAAGTCGCCTCCTCGGTCTGCGCGTAACCAACGGCCTCGACAATCCCTGTCAGGCCAGCGGTGCCGTCCTGGACCGTGGCCCGGACTCGAACCCGCGTACCGGGCTTCCAAATGGACTTCACAGACCGATCCTTTCTCGCAGGGCGAGAGCCCCATACTCATGGAGGAATGAATTGGAATCATGACCATCGCCCAGGACGATGACCTTTGCGTTCAGCAGTGAAGCGGCCAATTTTTCCGCGGCCTCAAGGCCCGGCTTATCCCCGTCAGCGATGATGTAGACCGACTCGAATCCCATAAGGGCGGGAAGGAAGTGGTCCCGCCACGATGACGTGCCCTGGTAGGCGATGGCCGGCACCCCAACCGACTCCCACGCCATCGCGTCAAACTCGCCCTCAGTGATGACGATGTTTCGGCTACCGGTGATGAGCGCCTTGGTGTTGAACATCCGGGGCATGTCGCCGGGAAGAGTCAGGTACTTCCCGTGACCGCGGTGATTCTCCTTGCGGTCCGGGGCCAGGTAATCGCCTGCCTCGTCCCGTACGCACTCGTCAGCAATGCAGCGGAAGCGGATAGTCGCCACTGCATGAGGTCCACCAGCAGGACGCAGGTACGGGATTACCAGGCTCCCCGACCTCTGCTCATGTCCAGTCAGCGCCGAACCGACCCAACCCAGGGTGAAGCGGTCTGCGACGCTTTCCAGGCCGCGAGCCTTGATGTACTCCTCGGCCGGGCTCCCCCTGAACTGCTGGAAGTACGTCTTCGCCGCTTCCACCGAACCGGGCATGTGCCCATGCCTGGGCTTCTCGGAAGCCAATCTTTTCCTCTCGCATAATGACGTCAAGACTGTCCTCAGACACCTGACAGACGAAGCAGCTCCAACGCTGCTTTTCGGTGCTCACTGAGGCGCTGGGGTTCTCCTCAACGTGAAGCGGGCAGAGAGTCTTAGACCACCCTGCCCGCGGCTTCACGTCTATTGAGTAGTAGTGCTTTAGAACCTCAGCGATCGGGGGCTTAGTGACTGCTCTGAGGGGCCGGCTCACCGATGCGCCTCACGTGGACGGGGAAGTTGTACTGACGATGCACGGAACCCATGAACTCTTTGTCGCCGCGCCACTTGCGATAGTCGAACTTGATTCCCTGGTCAGTCATCGGTTTCCTCTCGCGTGTCCATGTGATACCGCGGGCCCAAGAGTCGGGCCGCAGGCGGGTCTTCGAGGTAATCGGCTGCATTACGCAGAACTAGGGGGTCGTCCTTGGCTCCCGGAAGAATTCGCCGGTTGCACAGTCGACAGGTGAGTCCTCGTACGAGGCCGGTTTTGTGGTCGTGGTCTACGTCGAGCCGGTAGCGCCTTGGCTGTTGGCAGATGGCGCAGACTCGACCCTGGTACTCGAAGAGGGCCTGATATTCGCCAGGTGCTAGGCCGTAGGTGTTGGTCACACGAGATTCGTGTGAGGCAGCCCTTCGAGTCGCCTTCCTACAGGTCGAGCACACTCGACCCTTCGGGGTGTAGAACCTGACCGCACGGTTCTTCTCGCATTTCGTGCAGCGCCGGTATCCGGCGCGAGGGTTAGCCACGCGGCCTCAGTGCCGCCTCAAGCCTCTTTTGGTCCTTTGCGGAGACTGCCTCCTCGGCAAGTCCCTGAAGGTAGGAGAGGGGAAGCACTTCCCAAGCGGGACCGCTATCCGTGGGCATCGACACCGCAACGACCCGAGCCGCGCTGTATCGAGAATGGAACTTCAGTTCCTTGGCCAGTCGATAGAGCCGCATTCGCCGAGCGCTTTCGACCGAGAGAACCAGAGCCACGACACCACCACCAGCTTCTTGAATCTGGTTTTCGGTGATGTGCGGGTTCTCATTGAGAAGAACCCCCACGATTTCTCGCTCAAGCGTGTATCCGCAAGTTCCGTTCATTTCCCCTCCCCTTCCTTATTTCCAATATAGATCGAGACCGTCACAGTTACAAGTTCTGAGTGGCACTTGAACCTGTGACGAACATTACTTACAAGGGGTCTGATACGTCTGTGAGCTGCATGTTCGCGGTGTTGAAGACGTAGCTGCTGAAGGTCGTGCCGCTGGGGTCGGCAAAACCCTCTCGGTTCTTTACGGGAGAGACGTGCAGGATCGCTCCGTCCATCTCGTCCGTCTCCTTGTGGATCGTCAGAATGACGTTCGGGACACGGCCGATCTTCCCCTTCACGCCCGACAGCGGGATGGGCTGGAGACCGTCACTGTGCTCGCCCGTGACGTGGTGCAGGGCCAGGACGTGAGCGCTGGTGTACCGGGCCATGTCGGACAGGTACTCGCAGAGCGATTCCAGACCGAACGTGAAGCTCTCGGCGTCCCCCACGGCTCCCGCGTCGATGTTGGTGATGTTGTCTACCACCACCAGGTGAGGGAACATCCCGAAGACCTCGTGATACGCCCTCAGGTCCGTCTCGATGGTCTGGAGCGAGGGCCGGGCCTCGTAGTTGAAGCGCAGCCACCACCGCTTGCCCAGGTAAGCCGTGTAGTCGCCGAACTCGTCGGCTAGGAGCTTGCCCTTCACGTCCCTCACGTTGTCGCCCGTGAGGATGGCCGTAGCCCTGGTGAGCTGCGTAGCGGCGTTGGAGTCCGCGCTGTAGTAGAGGACCGGGACGTTGCCGTACAGCGCCAGGTTCAGAGCGAACAGCGACTTACCTGTGCCGGGGCCGGCAGCGACGAGCGAGAACTCACCGCGCCGGAACTCCACCTCATGACGAGCCAGGCCCTTATATGGCGAAGGGAGCGGTTCGCCTGCCGCTCCCTTGACCAGAACTGATTGTGCCAGGCTGTAAATCTTTAGCCTCCAAAGTCCACGAGAAGTGAGCAGGCGGTGTGTCGTTCCTCGTCGGTGTCGAAGTACCAGTTGCCGACCGCGCCCTGAAGGGCTGTACGGATCACTGCAAGTTCCTCGTGGGTCACTTCGAGTGCGACGTTCGGATTGCTGATCGTGGCCATTTCGCTCCTTTCCCTATTTCCAACATAGATCACTTGCGTCACACATTCAAGTTTTATTCGAATAAAAACAGGCGTGCGCTACATCACAGAAACGGCAATCGAATCCCGGACTCGCCGGGAAGTCGCCGGCCTTCACTCCTGCGTCCATCGCCGCGTACCGCTCGCCCAGATCCTCAGCCGTCACCTGGTCCAACTTCACAGGCCGGGAAAGTCGGCCGTCCTTGGCCAGGTACCAGTCAGCATCGTTGACCTCGACGTCGTACAGCTCCCTCACTGCGATGCCGTACGTCTGGAGCTGGAACTTGCTCTTCATGCTCCCCGTCTTCAGGTCGCGAGGCCGTACAGCGTCCTTCACCGCAACGAGCTGGTCTATGTACCCGCGGACCTGCACCCCTCCCAACTCGGTCAGGAAGTACAGCTCAAGCGCCAGCTCCCCATCAGGCGTGCGCCAGATCTCGGGACCCTTCTCCTTGGCCCACTCCACGTAGTAAGCCGTCTGTTCCTGGCCCAGGGCGTAACGGCGCTCGATGTCCTCGCCCCCGTTGTAGCGACCGGCAGACAGCCACCGGTCCGTGTCGCTCTCCTTGTCCAGAGCCTTGTTCGTCAAGGCCGCGTACTCGTCTGAGAAGAGCTGAACAGCCTCCTCAGCGGTCATGGTCCGGCCCGATCTCTCGACCGCCTCAGCGGCGCTGTGGAAGGCCGTGCCGTGGTGCGACCAGGCGGCCGGCACCGGGATGACCCGCTCTACCCGCTGTAGGTAGAAGCGCCATGCGCACTTCTCGTACTGCTCCGTCTGACTGACTGACCTGGGCTGAGTCTCAATACTCAAGCGAGTACCGCCTTCGCGTATCGAATGATCTTGAATGAACTGCTGCCTTCGAGCTGGGTGTGTGGCCGGTTGATGCTCACGTGTTCGACGTCGACCATGAGCGCGTACTCCAGATCGGCCACAAGGGTGCGCACTCGGGCCCGACCCGTCTCCGTTATCTGGTCGGAGACGATCACGTCCACGTACTCAATGAAGGTCCGAGGCCGGCGCTTCGAGTGCGCCCGAGTGTGGATGAGCAGGAGTCCAGGCGTCTGGTCGTCCTCAGTGCTCTGCATCTCGGTGCACTGGTCGATCAAGCCAAGGAGCTGTTCGCGGAGCCTGCGTTCCCCGTCCACGGCGACAGTGAACTCACTGAGCGTGAAGCCTCGCTTGAGGCCGTAGAGATCAGGGATCGCGTGCTCATGAGGTACGTCTTCCTTGTCCCGGACGTGCGCTGTATGGCTGCCCAGTACCACCTTCGGGATTGCCCCAGAGTCCTCGACTCCCAGCTCAAGCCTCACAAGCGCTCCCAATGTCCCCGACCCCCTTGTGGGGGGTTCCTCCACAAGTGAGGAACCGTTGTGCGGCTCCTGTGAATCAACGTAGCAAGGTTGTGGAGAGTTCAACAGTGGAAGTTTCCGCAGGTCGGGGCGTTTCGCGTACAACCTTTTGCCCGCTCACGGATTGTTGAACTTGCAGGTGTGACGCTCTGCGATCTACAAAAGGATCATTCGGACAGAGCGGACCGAACCGGAAGATCCACTTCCATTTCATGGTGACTGAGCGTGATGGTCAAAGGTCGATAAAATCGCTGTATGGTGCACGATTCAGGCCGACGAATCCGGCATAACGATCAACAAAAAGACCTCCCTGCACCAAGAGGTACGGGAGGTCTTAGCCAGTTCAAACGCCGAGGATCTACTCCTCAGGCTCGTCCGGGAGGTCCAGCGCCTCACGGAGCTTGCCGTTCGGGACCGGCCGGCCTTTGGGCCAGCGGAGCACCATGCGCTCATCAGAGGGCAGCCGGGGCACCAGGACCCACGGACCCTCAGGGGAATCGGGCTGGAGATCCAGAACAGCGTCACCGTCTCGGACCATGCGCTCAAAGCGGGCCGCACTGCCGAGCTGCGTCTTCGTAAGTCCTGTATCCCCGAGCTGCCTGCGCAGGAATGCATATAGATCACGAGCACGATTAAGGTGAATGAATTCGGTACGCCGCGTTTCCGCGGAAGGCCATGCAGCTTCTAGAATTTCCTTTGCGGAATTCCTGAAAGGTGCTCGCTTGATACCCAGATTGGACAGCCGCCAGTCAACCGCCTGAACAGTCACGTCAAACTGTTCAGCGATTTCCTTGTTGGAAAAGCCATTTCTATAGAGCTTCAATAGCTCAGGGTTTTCCGGCAGCTTTGTCATTCGTTCCGAATCCTGTCCGTGCTTGGCGGTGCGACGGGCACGCGGGTGGTGATCTTCAGACAAGATACCGCCCTCACCGCCACAGATACAAGCCCCATCCGGCTACTGAGCAGGGATGTTGAGGCATCTCACCTTTAACGTGTGACCTGCATCTCACTTAGGTCCAAGTCTGTCCCAGACCAGGTGCTTTGACACCGACATCCTTAGTGAGAGAGCGAGTGAAACGAGCGAACGAGCAACGGACATTAGAGACTCAACTACAAGCTTGTAGACACTAGTTACTAACTGTAAGCCTACGTTTACGTAGAACCTTGATACGTTCTTAACGCTTCAAGTAAAAAGTCATACTTAATAAGCTTCTCTTGTTGAGCCACTGTTGAGCGCAATGCGCTCCAGATGAGCAGTCCAAGAGACGGCCCCGGCTGCCAGACCAGAACCCGGCCGGGGCCTTAGACCTCAAGGGGGGATATGCCCAGGGCCAAGAGCATCTGCCTGAACAAGGGCTGTCTCACCCCGACCGTTAGAGACGGTCGCTGCGGAGAACACCAGCTCCGAAAGAGCTGGAATAGAACAAGTGCTCGAAATGCTTCGAGGCCGAGTGACTGGTCTCGGCGCAGGGCTCGAACCCTCGCCAGAGACCGCTTCACCTGCCAGAAGTGCGGAGCGAAGGAACACCTTGAGGTGGACCACATCGTCCCGGTAGCCCGCGGAGGTAGCTGGGAGCCAGACAACCTTTGGGTCCTCTGCAAACCGTGCCACAAGCGGAAAACCTACTCCGAACGTGGCTGAACCAAACCAACCCGGCCCCTTGAAGGCCGGGTTTTTTCATTCCTTCCGGGAGGTCCCCTCATGTCTGCGTGCAACGGCCGATGCTTCGACTGCCCATATGACTTCTGCGTCCCCGAGACGACGTCACGGCGGCCGAGCAAGGCGGAGGAGCGCACCGGATGGCGCCAAGAGGCGCTGTTCGAGCTTGAGGAGCTTGGTGACCTCTACGGCATCGACCCCCAGGCGGTGAGACTCCCATGACGCGAGGACCCAAGCCCAAGGAAAACGCCGTCCGGCGCAACAAGCACGAGCACGCCCAGACGCTCAGCGGTTCGACCACCGAGGGCCGAGCCCTCCCGCCCGGCCTCGGCGTCAAGACGGCCGGCGCCAAGCGCTTCTGGAAGACGTGGGCCACATCGCCACAGGCCGGTAAGTGGGCTGAGACCGACTGGGCCGAGCTGGAGATCACGGTGAAGCTCGTGGATGCCTTCTACCAGGGCGACACCAAGTTGGCCGGTGAGATCAGGCAGCGGGTTGCCAAGTGGGGCGCGACGGTCGAGGACCGGGCCCGCCTCCGCATGTCC